GTAGAGCTGCTTGTTTGAGCGATCGGATTGATATTGATATCGGTCGATCCTCCGCCGAGATACTCCGGACGTTGAAGGCGAGCATCAGGACTGACAACGCCAAAATGAGCGCGAATAATTTCAGTGTATCGAGTACCGCCCCGAGCGTCTCGTTCCAACAGTTTTTGAATCTGAAATGCTTGGCGTAATTGGTTAATTGTTGCAGCTGTTGCTTCAGATAAGTCAGCATATAATCCTGCAGAGTTGTCTAGCATTAAATTAACGCCAGTGGGTGAATTTGCTAATACTCCACTTGCTTTTGTTTTTAATGGTGTATCAGGACCAACAGCAGTATTTGTTCCGGCTTCGTAAACAATAGAATTAGTAGCGTTATTAAAACGCAAAATAGGTGCGGTAGTACCTAATGGCAGCGAAACGCTTTCGCCTTTCTGTGGCCAAGGTAATGCTGATGTGAAATAGTCGTGGCGTTTGCCGCGACGTAGTAATGTGTAGTCTGCAGGATCATCGGGTCCGTCGTCTTTGTCGACTACTACCGAATCTTGCAGGTTTTGATCGCGGAACCATTCGTTCCAGATCAATGAATATGCTCGTGGCCAGAATGATGAATGGGTTACTTTAGCAGTACCCGGAATTTGGCCTACGGTTGGTAAGCCCATGTAATCTTGAAGGCTGTTTACTTCGTAACCACCTTCTGGGCTTGTGGTTGTTGGGCAGATGTACGAAGTACTATCGCCTGGGTTATCTTGTTCCCCCATAAATTTTTGCCAATTGTTCCAAATTAGGCGGTTGGGAACGAAGAAGAAGAAACTGTCCAGTTTCATGTTATCCATGATTGGATAGATAGGAGTTGCCATTCGTGCGAAGGCAGTCATTTTGAAGTTGAACGTGTCCCCTGGGAGCACTTCGTTCACGTAAACGGGTACAAGGTAGCCCGAATCGAGTGTAGTTTTATGTGCGCTTTGCACGTCGAATTTCGATCGTGGAATGTCTGCGCGAGGCACCATTGCGAACTGGTGTGTATTTACGGAGCGATTGCGGTGCATTGTTTTCCTTGGTAGTGTCCTTAGGAAGAAGGTGGGGCTGCGCCCCGCTCTTCCTCAAGGTGGTTAAGTTAGGATATTTTTACCTGTTTACCTAACGATAATAGTTTTGGTTGTTCATGTAAAGCGAATAATCCACTGTTATCGTCGAACTCGCCCAATTCGTATAGGTCGAAGTCGTCGGGGTGGTTGAAAAGCTGATTATCAGCATTATTACGGTTAATTTCATCAGAGAAAGAACGGATGGCTACGCCAGCTGAGGGTACGAACATCGGACGGCCATATGCGTCTGCGGCTCGATCTTTAACGGTACAGATGATTTGTTTCATGAGGTTTTTTTCCTTATGTGAGTTTTCGTTTAAGTTTTTGAAGTTTAGCTTTTGTTACCGTTTCTTTGACGAGCAGGCGTTCATAGCTATGTTCTTCAGGTTTAAGTTTAGCTTGTTTTTCTCTTGTGTAAAGTATTTGTTCGTATTCGTAAGGGTTTTCCTTAGAATAAAGTTGATCGTAATACTTTGGTGGTTTGAGCTTTTGACCACGCATTTCTACGAAATCGTGGGGGTAGACATCGTTTTTGTACTTTTTATACCATCCTGTGCCTATGCCTGGTTTAAGGCTCATTGTGTTGTATTCAGGTTCTAATTTTTTAATTTCGCCTGTTTGAAGGTCACAGTAGGTGTAGTGATTTGGGTCTACTTTTCCAGTTTGTTTTTGCATAATGTATCGAGCAACGTAAGCAGCTGACTCGAATGTAACGTCTCCAATGGAGGAATAACCAGATGTCCAGAGCTCTTCAAGCTCTTGGGATCGATATATGACAGAACCAGAGGAAGTCCTTGCGAGTAATTTCTTATCATGAAAATCGTATCCGAAGATACAGGCGTGGAAGTGAGGGCGGCCGAAGCTTGTGCCGTATTCTCCAGCCATGTAGTAACGTATTTTTGCAGAGTATTTACGCCAGAGATGTTGGCGTAGTTTTTTGATGAATTTTTGAAAGTCATTTTTGATAAGACTTCCGTTTTCTGGGTAGTGTTTGTCGTCATAAGTGAGGGTTATAAAACAGTTGTTTTCGTGTAGTTGCGCTTCATGCATGCAGCGCATTGCCCACTGACGTGAGCGTTCTAGCCTGCAGCCAATACATTGGCCGCAGGGTAAGGAGACCTGACGATCGTGTTCGTCGGTCTCTTTAAATGAGACGCGGCGAAATGATTTGCCGGTCTTATTGTTGGTTTGATGCCCACTTAGGTAAGCGGTCAGAGGGTGATAACAGGCCATGTGAGGTGGTCCTTAACGAGGGTTTAAAGTCGAATACCGCCCCGCATCGGGTTGGTTTTAATGTTTGCGTAAGCCGTTTTACCGGCTTGTTTACGGAAAGTCCTAGCGGACTTTGATTTATTAACTTTTGTTCTATACATTTTTGTCCTCGTTTATCGTGTTTTTTAGGTGATTTGTGTCACCTAGCACAGTTACATCAAGTAAGGTAACTGTGCTGACCTCATTCTGAGGTCTCGGTGACTAGTTTATCGGCTGCAATAGCAGGCTCGTTATTAGCCGTAGAGCTAATATTTAATAAGCCCAGGCTTTCAGCCTCGGCTTTATTTCTTGGATCATCGAGAAATTCGATGAGATTAGAAGGATCGTTTTGGAAACGATTGCGGATTTGGGCTGGCAAGGCAGCAAATTCGCTTTCTGAGGCGATTATTGCGTTAAGAGCGGTGTGGTAGTCATGGACGCCTGAAAAGTCGCCATAGGTACCGCTAATCGCATTTACGGGCAAATGCCCTGTTTTTCCGAATCTTTCTAAGATTACGTTAATGTCGCACTCATCACGATGGTGCTGCTGCGCCCGGGTGGGTTCCTCACAAACCAGCCCGGACGCATTAGAGGCAGCATTGTGATCGTAGTTAAATTGTGTTCGGATGAACACAGGTGCTGCTGGTAGGTCTTTAGTTTTCATCATTTGCCTTTAGAAAAAGGGTTCAGTTTTGGACTGAACAGTTTTGGATACTTTTTAAGTTGTTCATATGTATAGATTGCGCCCTTACGGACGTCCCTATACAAAGATGGATCTGAGGGCTTATCGCCCACAGTTGCTAATCTTGTTTGTTCTGCCAGATTAGCTGCAGTTGCTTGCGCTTGAGCGCTCGTAGCTGCATAGTTGTTTGTTTGTGCGATCAAGTTATCAATAACTTTCTCGATTTGTTTTCCGTATTGCGAATACCCGCCTTGCTTTTGTATTTCGCTGACGGTTTCTTCAATCTTTTTTACTGCTTCCGCAGTATTGACTGTAGATTGAGTATTGTCTTTTGATGTTTGTGCCTTAATGGCATCGCGTTGCGCCGTAAGGTTTTGATATTGTTGATAAGCAAGAGCGCCTTCCCTTGCGGAATTGCCTGCGCCTTGCAGTGGATTTGATTGTGCAGCCTGGGAGCCTGCTCCCATTGCTCCTGTTGGAGTGCCTGCACCACCTTGTGAGTATGCAAGCATAGGATTAAGACCGGCCGCTTTTAAGTCGGCGACGGTCGTTTGATATTGTGTTGCTCGCATGCGTTCTTGAAAAGCCATTTGCTGCGCTGATTGTGCAGCCTGAAAATCTCGGTTTTTCGAGGCTTGGTTTGCGCTCGCAGTATTACCGATCATGCCCCCGATCATATCGAGGGCAGCCGGTGCAGCTGCTGCGGCTATGGCTCCCCAGACCATTAGAAATGATCTATTAAGCCAGGTACTGAGTACATTGGCATTGGTCGAGCCATTTTGACATCAAAGAACGAGTCAAAGAGGAATTGTTGTCCGTTAGCAGCTTCGCCTACGGCTAATGCACGCTCTAACGGTGGTGTGTCCTCAATGAATGTTGCATTGAGTGTAGGTAATGTATTAAATCGTTGGGCTAAATGCCAGCCGTCCAGAGTTCCGGCAGCAGTCGATTTAAATAAGCCAGAGATTTGGCTTGGTTTATAACGATACTCTGCCCAGCGTTCTTGATAGCCAAAGACATCGTTATCAGAGGCTTCGCCCTGAACATAGATTTCTTTGTTTAGGACGGCCTGCTCTCCTAAATGCGCAAAGGCAGGGAAGTAAAAGTCATATCGTGTTGAACGGCTCCACATACGTGGTAAGCCTTGTTGGTAAGTAAGGTCTGCTCGTACTGATACCAGTCCAATGATTACACCATGCTCAGTAAACGATTGAGTAAATCCATGATTATGAGCCAGGGCAGTACCCATAGCAGCAAGTGTACCCATAGGGGTAGACGATCCAGTAACAGTAGAGCTGCTTGTTTGAGCGATCGGATTGATATTGATATCGGTCGATCCTCCGCCGAGATACTCCGGACGTTGAAGGCGAGCATCAGGACTGACAACGCCAAAGTGAGCGCGAATAATTTCAGTGTATCGAGTACCGCCCCTAGCGTCTCGTTCCAAAAGTTTTTGAATCTGAAATGCTTGGCGAAGTTGATTAATAGTTGCAGCAGTGGCGTCTGAGAGGTCTGCATATAGTCCTGAATTTACGAATTGTACTGGTGATCCGGATGCTGCAGGTGTTCCGCTCCATGTTGTCGCTGTAGAGCCTACGCTCATACCTAAACCGAATGTACTAGTAAAGTTAGTCCAAGTCGGTGCAGTACCGTTGCCTAGAATTGGTGCTGATGTGCCTAATGGCAAAGAAACGCTTTCGCCTTTCTGTGGCCATGGCAATGCAGATGTAAAGTAATCGTGTCGCTTACCGCGACGTTGTAATGTGTAGTCTGCAGGTGAATCAGGGCCGTCGTCGAGGTCGACTGGACGGCTGTCCTGCAAGTTTTGATCTCGGAACCATTCGTTCCAAATCAAGTTATATGCTCGTGGCCAGAACGAGCAATGTGTTACGGTAGCGGCTCCGCCGATTTGTCCTACCGTTGGTAAGCCCATATAGTCTTGAAGACTATTTACTGCGTATCCGCCAGCTGGGCTTGTGGTTGTTGGGACGATATATGAAATACTATCGCCCGGGTCATTTTGTTCCCCCATGAATTTTTGCCAGTTATTCCATAACAGGCGGTTAGGAACAAAAAAGAAGAAGCTATCCAGCTTCATGTTATCCATAATTGGATATATAGGTGTTGCCATTCGTGCAAAGGCAGTCATTTTGAAGTTGAACGTGTCCCCTGGGAGCACTTCGTTCACGTATACGGGTACAAGGTAGCCCGAATCGATAGTTGTTTTATGTGCGCTTTGTACGTCGAATTTGGAGCGTGGTATATCAGCGCGTGGCACCATTGCGAATTGGTGTGTATTTACTGAGCGATTGCGGTGCATTGTTTTCCTTGGTAGTGTCCTTAGGAAGAACCGCAGCCTAACGGCTGTGTCTTCCTCAAGGTTGGTTTAGTTAGGATATTTTTACCTGTTTACCTAACGATAATAGTTTTGGTTGTTCATGTAAAGAGAATAAACCGGTGTTATCGTCGAATTCTCCCAGTTCATATAGGTCGAAGTCGTCGGGGTGATTGTAAAGCTGATTTTCAGCATTATTACGGTTAATTTCATCTGAGAAAGAACGTATAGCTACTCCTGCTGATGGTA